GCAGTAAAGCAAAGTTAGTTTGAAAATAGTTAGCTAACGAATCATGACTAAAACTTATCCGAAAAAACTTTGGATACCTTCCAAAGTTAAAACTTCGTGATAACCACATTTTTCACAATTAAAATCCACATCTTTTTTGATCTTAGGTAATGTATTAAAGAACACTGAAATTTTTTCCAAATCTGCTTGCTTTAAGTTTTCAATAAATTCAACCAGTTCTTGTTTCGGTGTATCTTTTGCATAATAGACACTATCAGCGTCATAAACATAATCAATACACGAAACAATAATTTCTAATATCTGTTCAATATTGTCGGTGTCTAAGTTTGAAATGTCTAAAGAGTTGAACGTTGGATATTTTAAAACAACACCAACCTTATCAGTAATTTGTATTTTATTACTGTGATCTTTATTCTTTTCTGGATTAATTTCCAAAACATTCACATCAATCTTTACAGCATTTCCGCATTTTTCAGTTTCGGAAATATTATTGTTACAAGTAAATCTTAAATTAGCAATTTCACCAACTGATCTTGCTCTGAGTTGAAGAAACAAATATTCAATATCAAACGTTGCCATATTCTCAATGTCAATGTCATCAAGAACACAATTTCTCAATACCTGTTTGATAGTTTTAACTGTTTCTTTTGGATCATCCGATTCACCCGCCATCAGAAACAATTTTTGTTCTTTGACCAAGAAAGGTCGAAATCTTATGACTTCACCGCTTGAAATTAGTTTAGTCTCATAAATTGGTATGTCTATTTTTGGTAACATAATGTCCTCATTAAAAAATAAAATTATCTGAATAAAGCCGCACCGCCACCGAGTGCAAGGTTGGAAATTGCTTCACCAATATTAACTGAGCTTTCTGTAATTGCTTCATATCTTTGATACGCAAATTGAATACTCAAACGATGAAAATTGTCGTCACCCCAACTCAATGCTTGTGATGTTATACCTATTGGATATGCATCAATTAATTTTGCTGCAAAAATTTGTGTAATATCATCATTGTATTGCTTAATTGTTATTTCTGTCATATACTTTGAGTTTTCACCTTTTGGGTACCTTAAATTATTTGTATCTGTTGGCATAATTGCTTCCATCCAACGTTCGAATAATTTGCGTTCATAAAAGTCGTTTGTGCAAATAAAAGTTAAAGTTGTATCCGAGTATTGTGTTTGATATGGAACTTTAAATGTTGGACCATAAATTTTAACATCATCAGTTATTAAGTTTTTACCAGGCAATTCTGCTGATTCACATTGTAGAGATAGATATCTTGACACAGTTGGATTTGCGTTTATATTAGAAGATCCGCCACCCGAACCTAGTGCATTATTAATTGCATCTCCAACATCAGTCATGATAGAATTTGGTAGATTAAGAATTTTTTCTATCAAAGAATTTTTAATAAACTGTGCTATGTATGGAGGTATAGGTAATACCACCTGAAACCTTGAAGGTTTTGCCAAACCACCTTTAGCGTTTATGTTTGATAGAAATGAATTAGGTGAAAATGCCATTAAATTTTTTCCTCTGAATCTGACCAGACTTTATTAGCTGTAGCTTTAGCAAATGATTCTACTGGTAATAGGGCAGCAATATCCCATTCATCCGCTGTAATTTCCAAAAATCTAGATTGCACGTGTCCTGACAAATATCGTTTAATACACGGAGTTGCTTCATAGATTTTTGATGCTCTTTTTAAAAAATCATAACTAATTCTAAATCTCGTTGTTTCATCATAGTTACGATTGTTCAATATGGTGCTCAATTTATCGAGAAGAATGATTCGTCGCTTTGGGTGAATGTAGTGTAGATTCAACCCTAAAAACCCGTCTGAGTATCGTTCTATTGGAATTACCAATGGGAACCTGTCGTAATATGGCAACGAATCTTTCGTCTTTGGATCGTAATAATAAAAATACATACGACCTATAATAGACTGATTTCTTAATCGTTCACGATCACGCATCAACTGACCTTTGGTGGGTCTGAGTGCCGGAACTTTGGATTTGAGCCACGCACGTGCTTCACGTGAACGTGGAACGTATCCCGTTTTTGCAAGAGATTCTCGTATTCTATCAATAAGTCGTTTCGCCATCTTGTATTTATCTTATACCTAAATGCTTTTCAGTCAAAATCTGAAACTGCCAGCCATGATCTTTGCAGAATTCTTCAGCCGCATACCACTTAGCTTTATTGATTTCGTAAGTTACCGCTTCCTGTAGATATGTTTTTGTCTTGCGTTTTTGAGTTGGTGGTTGTGTTTGTTTTTCTGGTTTAACTTCAATCACATAAGTCATCACGGTACCATCAGACTTACGCATTTTCGCAATAAAGTCTGGAAAATAACGATGTTTTCTTTTATCTATCGGATTAAAATAAGGTATGGGAAGTTCTTCCGAACCCCACCAAATGACGTTTGGATTGTCATCTAAATAGTTCATTACCTTTATCTCCCACGTGGACCTATAGATGATGTTATTAGCATCACCTCTGTATTTTTGTGGGTTTTTCGGTCGAAATCTTCCTTTGTTTGGCATAAATACTATCTAGTCAATCAAAAAGGAATCTTCATGGCATTCTTCGGTCTTACAGACGTTAAATTCAATCAAGAATCACCAAGAAATGGACCGCTATCTGCTTTAGAAGGTTCGGAATTTCAACAAAAGACTCTGAAATATCCACAAGATGTTGGTAGCGTAAACAAAGGTCATTACATGATTTTCTTTGTTCGTGAGCAAACTAATACATCATTTAAGGCTCTTGATCGAGGATATTCAGCTTTCGCAACCAATCAACAAGATTTATTTGATTCATTTAATAGCAGAGACTTATTTTCTGGTGGCGGTTTAAGTGCGGGTAAAGAAACTTTTGCTGATAAAATCAATGGTGCATTAACGAATGTTGTCTCTAAAGGCACCTCATTCATTTCACAAAAAGGTGGAAAAGTTGGTGGAAAAGTTTCTGGTGCAATTGACGGTTTCGTAAAAGGACCTCAACCACAAGAACAATTGAATGACCAAAAATCAACTGCAATTGAACAATCGGTTAAATCAATTACAGACAAAAATTCATCAACCACTCTTGGTGGCAAACTATTAAAAAGAACTAGACTGACAAGTGATGCTATTTGTCTATACATGCCAGACACTTTGAACTTTGACTCTGAAGCAAATTATGATGAACTTAGACCTGGTGAAGAAGTTTTAGGTCAACTTTTGGCGGCAGCACCTACAATGGTTGAATATGTCAGAAATAAAGATTACAGAGGATTAGTGAACGCTGCAAGAAAATCTGGTTTAGCTTCAATCGTAGGTCAACAATTAGCGGCTGCTGCCGGAATAGGTCCTGGTGTTAGTCGTTTAGGTGCATTTGCAACAACGGGTGGCGTTGTAAATCCAATGCTTGAACTTATCTATTCATCACCAAGACTTCGTGAATTTCAGTTTGAGTTTATGTTTTATCCTAGAAGTGAAGCTGAAGCATTTGAGGTTCAAAAAATTATTGACCGTTTCAGATTTCATCAAGCACCAGAATTGGAAGGTGGCTTGGGAAGTCAAACAGGATTAATTATTCCACCATCAGAATTTGATCTTAGATTTTATTATGGAGGTCGTGAGAATCCAAATATACCTCCAATAGGAACATGTGTTTTACGTAGCGTTCAAGTCAATTTTGCTCCTAGGGGTTTTACTACTTATGAGTCAATAGGAGAAAATTCTCCTGCTTTAGGTAGAACTGGTATGCCAGTTGCAATCACAATGACACTTAGATTCCAAGAAACAACTTTCGTTACAAAAGAAGATTTCAATAAGCAATTGTTTATTGAAAGACCTGTTTCTGGACAGTCAGGTGAATCTAAAGGAATACCGGCAGCTTTTGGAAAGACAGCATAAGATGGCAAGTTACTTTAATAATTTTCCTTTAACATTATATTCGTTATCTGCGAATAATAATATAAACTTAGATACCGTTACAAATATTACGGCTCGTTTTGCTTTTGAAGAAACACTAAAAGAAAACTCTTCTGCTTTTTATCCATATGAAATAAAAGACACGGATACACCTGAAATTATTGCCGCAAAATACTATAA